CACCGCTCTCAACAACCTGACCAAAATCATCGTACACTGTAGCAAACTCTCCAGTATAACCATCCCAAAATTCCAAGCCTGCAGTTCGAGAATAAACCAAATTATTGCGATTCCAATTAGAAGGAGCCAAAATAGCAGCTAAAGCCTTTACAAAATGTGATTTGCCAATGTCAGTTCCTCCAACAATACCAATACAATAGGGTTCTGGCCGACACTCACGTCCCTCAGCAGCTGCATCAACAATAGCCTGAAAATCATCCAATTTCTTGGTAACACGCATTAACAAAGTAAATAACTTCCCAGAAACCTCACGACTATTTGCTCCCAACTCAGCATATTTTCGCGCCTGAATACGCAAATCAGTTAATTTTGCTTGCAGAGTAACATCAAAACGGATCTTCAACTCATTTCGCACTTGCAACAAATCGTCACAATCTTGCAAAAAAGTTGGAAATTCATCCTCCAAAATTTTCTCCCAAACACCTGCTGGACATATAACACTCCACCAACTAGTAACAACCGTAGGCAGATAATTTCCGACTCCTGAAAATAACTCACTCACATTAGACAAAGTAGGAATAAATAGATTAAAACAACGCATCATTTCACTAACATCCCGAATTTTGGAAGGTCCAGGCATTTTTCGCAATAAAATAGTACCAACCACTGCGGCCAATACAACTCCAAAACTATCTGTCGCACCATGAGCGTCATAAAACTCCCCCTCTCCAACTTCTTTCGGGGTAAAAACATTCAAACTCTGAATGTAAGCCAAAACCTCACGGACAACACTTTCCAAAACACCTATCTTCAACAACATACGCATAACACAGGATAATATTAAATAAACCGATTTCTGCACAAAAGCATAAATAAAATCTACAAAGAGAATAGCATACTCAAAAGCACTTGCTGCAATATCAGGAAACAAGCTAACCATTATTCCTTGCACACTAGAAACCACATTGTTATAATCTAAATTAATTCTATTCATCAAGGAACGTGCGTCGTCAACCACATCACTCAATTTCTGAGGAATTTCCAAAACACGCCCATCTTTAAAGAAAGCATTAACTTCTCCCAAAGGGTTAATAAAATCCTGAATCCCATGTGCTATCAACACTTGGTCACCAACCATAAACTCCTTCAGCTCTTCACAAACTCTAGAAAGAATTGCACTATAATCGGGTGCAGGCAATCCAACCAACTTTGCTGGAATAGTAACACAACCCAAAACTTGACTCACTACAAGATCCAACTTAGTCTTTAACCACACTGCCGTAGACAATTGTGCGAAAATTAATTTATTTCCCTTACAAATCTTCAAAACTTCCTCTGCCGGAAACATCTCAATGGACGCACACGCTTCAACACAAAAAGTTCCATTATCTAAAAATTTTCCAATAACATCCCTATACAAGCGAATTTCTGCATCCGCAATTGTAACACCAGTTGCACACATCAGGCGTTTTTCCAAACTCATTTTTCGCCAAGCAGAAGATGAAATAGGACCACGATCAATTAACCCATGCACACCATGCACAACAACCAAAATCAATTCCTTATCTTCAAAACGCTCATTAACAAAAGATCCCTCCATTATTGCAGTCGCACCTTAGAAAATGCTAATCCAATAAGTGTAATTTCAAGATCAACAAGATCGTAGTAAACTTTCTCTTTTAACCTATCGTGCAATTCACCTATTTCTAAACAAAATTCAAAGGCACAAGGAACACGCAAACGA